ATATGAAATTAATGAAGGCTGGGTTGGTACAACCACGATGAGTAAATTAGCAGAAATTAGAGCAAAAGTTGCTATTGCAATTGAAGCAGAAAAACTTAAACCCAAGAAACCGAAATCAAAAAACTACACTGACTATTACTGCGTGAATTATATATTAAGTGAAGAATATGATGAATGGGAAGAGTGGATGTGGGATCCTGCTCACCCTACTAGAGTGTACTTTGACACGCATGGTAATAGGAGTCTAGCTTGGCCTACTAGTCGGGTGTTCACACAAAACGGTAGAAGTGAGGGCAACTATCAATATTTACAATTTAGATTTACTGAATTGAAGGATGCTGAAGCGTTTGCAAAAGAATTCAGTCTTAAGGTGTCAACCGTAAGATACAGTCACGGTCCTGGGAGTTACTTTTGAAGTTTCAATCAGACATTGACATTGACTTTGGTAACAGAGATAATATTCTACAACATATCTCGCATATACCGGCGGCAATGCGTAGGGCTAACCCTATTCGTAAACATGCAACTGGTATCTATGTAACAGAAATTCCGTATGATGCATTACTTGACATGGCTAACATGGATTATAGCGAAGCAGAAAGTCGAGGCTATCTTAAGCTAGACTTTTTGAATGTACATGTATATGATAAGGTTCGTGACGAGCAGCATTTGATTGAATTGATGCGTGAACCGAATTGGGACAAACTAAACGATAAAAAATTTGTTGAGCAGTTGGCTCACTTGAGTAATCATTATAATAGTATGCAAAGAATGCTTGAACCTATTAATAGCATACCTAGACTTGCTATGATGTTAGCAATAATTAGACCTGCTAAAAAGCATTTAATTGGATTACCTTGGAAAGAAGTTGCAGAAACAGTGTGGGAAAAGAATATAGATGGATACAGTTTTAAGAAAAGTCATGCAATTTCCTACTCATGGCTTGTTGCAGTGCATATGAATCTATTAGAAGAATTAGGACATCCTCTTGACGAGGGTAATTGATTTTCTTTTTGATTTTCTTTTGGCCAATTCTAATATGCTACATATCGGACCATGAACTACGGTGAGACTTTTGTTGTTGAATGTTCTTATATATGGCTTAAACATCATCCATTCTTCTTTTAAAAACATATTGATGGGTACTAAACGATTACTCTCCCACCACCATACATCACCTAATTCTAAAAATTTCTCCCTTAGTAACTGGTCTACTATTGCCCCGTAATCATAGATAGTTGTAACCACATCATCTCTATTTTGAACAATTCCAACATAATCTTGTCCTGCATAGGAACATATGGTTATAAAGGGGTGATTTTTAGTTAGTTTGTTAAAGAATTCGTTTTGAATCATTATTTTAGTGTTCTCGGATTTATTTATCAATTTTATTTGCCCAATGTATTTAAATTTATTAATAAATATAGTAAAGGACCAACATTGTGTATTCTACCTCAGTAAGCTATTATATCCCCCGACAAACGGTAGTACTCTATTCAGGATCCTCACCTAGGAGTTATCAAACCGTGTATGCTAAAAATTTAAAAATCCATAAAGGAATTGACAATACATTACAATTTCAATTCATAAATCAGGACCAAAAACCAGTAAACCTGACCGGTAAGTCTATCACTTGTATATTGATGAATTATGATGGTTCTGAAATAATATTACAGAAAACGTTGTCATTAGTGTATCCTTTAACAGGAATAGCAAGTTTAGATGTTCTATCTTTAGAAACACTTGCATTAGATGCTTCTTTATGTCATTACTCATTGACTATACCGATTGGTGCATTTGATTACCCGGTATTCGTTGATGATAGTTCAGGTGGACGTGGAGTCATTGAGATAGTGAACAGTGTATTACCTAAATTTACACCATCTACACAATTAGAGTTGACGGTCCATGACACCCCAACAAACATTAATCCAGTAACTTACTACAGTACAACGTACACACCAAAACACAATTCACTATTGACTGTCCAAACAACATTAGATAATTACAATGGAACAATTAAGTTTCAAGGATCAGCAACAGGTGTGTCCCAAGAATGGTTCTATTTAGATACTGAAGAAACATATACTGGTTATACCAATATTGATTACTTCAATTTAGAAGGTCATTTTCCATACTTTAGAATTGAATTTGCAAGTACTGGTGGAACAGTAGACAAAGTTTTGGTTAGATAAGTATCCATCGTTCTTGTCATATGAATGACTTTGTGTTATACTAACACAGATGTTTGATATACTCTCAATAATACCCGGTCGTAAAAAACAAACAAGCGGCGGTTGGACAAGTTTCAACGCTATTTGTTGTTCCCATCGCGGGCATAGACCTGATGATAAATTTCGTGGTGGCATCAAATTTGATGGACAAACGAATTGGGTATACCATTGCTTCAATTGTAGTTATAGTTGCAGTTTTACATTGGGTAGAGTTATCAACGACAAAGCAAGAAAATTCTTACTATGGTGCGGTGTTGATATAGAACAGATTCAACTTTGGAGTCTTGAAAGTTTACGCAACAAAGACTTTTTAGATTTCAGTTATCGTAAAAAGGTTCGTGAAACACTTTCATTTAAGACTAGAGAATTACCCGATGGTGAATTGTTAGATGGCAATAATCCTAATCATAGTGTATTCTTACAATATCTACGAAATAGAAAGATTGATGAAAAACTATTACCCTTCATTGTAACACCCAATGATAAGGGTAGACATTCTAATCGTATTGTTATCCCATATACGTATAAGGGAAAGACTGTAGGACACACTAGTAGATTTTTAGATAACAGAATACCTAAGTATATCAACGACCAAGAAGCCGGGTATGTATTTGGATATGACTTTCAAAGACCAGAATGGCAAGCATGTATTCTAGTTGAGGGTATCTTTGATGCAATGAGCATACACGGTTGTGCTTTAACACACAATACAATATCAACTGAACAAGCACAGTTGTTGGCGCAACTAAACAAAAAAATCATTGTTGTACCTGATCGTGATGCTACCGGACTTGAGATATGTGACAAAGCATTAGAGTTTGGGTATAGTGTCAGCTTACCTGATTGGGATAGTTCAGTTAAAGATGTAAATGACGCAGTAGTAAAATACGGTAGACTACCTGCGTTACTAAGTATATTAGAAAATGCAACAATGAGTAAGATAAAAATAGAAATGCAGAGGCGTAAAATTGCAAAAGGATTATAATGTAGAGATTCAGCGGCTCTTTTTAGAGATGATGCTAACAAATGCAGAACTCTATACTAGGGTAATGAATATTATGAATGCACAGAACTTTGACAAGGGATTAAGACCTGTGGCAGAGTTTATGGTAGAATATAGTGAGAAATATAGTCTGTTACCTGATATTAAACAGATTTCAGCAACAACAGGAACTAACCTAAGTCTAGTCGAAGACTTTGGTGAGAAACATACTGAATGGTTCTTAGAAGAATTTGAATCATTTACTAAACGACAAGAATTAGAACGAGCAATTCTTAAAGCAGCCGATTTACTTGAGAAGGGTGAATTCGGACCAGTTGAGAAACTAATCAAGGACGCGGTACAGATTAGTTTGCAACGAGATATGGGTACAGATTACTTTGCTAATCCCAAAGAACGATTACATAGATATTTCAATGCAGGTGGACAGCAAAGCACAGGCTGGCCGCAACTTGATAGATTGTTATATGGTGGCTTTAGTCGAGGTGAATTGAATATCTTTGCAGGTGGTTCAGGATCAGGTAAGAGTTTGGTCATGATGAACATCGCATTGAATTGGTTACAAATGGGATTGAGTGGTGTTTATGTATCGTTAGAACTATCAGAAGAAATGACCTCATTGCGTACTGATGCGATGTTGACAATGATGAGTACCAGAGATATTCGTAGAGATATTGACGGCACTGAACTTAAAGTTAGAATAGCATCTAAGAAAGCAGGTGAATATCGTGTTAAAGGAATGCCTGCACAAAGTAATGTTAACGATATTCGTTCATACTTAAAAGAAGTACAAATCCAAACTGGAATCAAAGTTGACTTTGTTATGATTGACTATCTTGACTTGGTTATGCCAGTATCAGTTAAAGTCAATCCTAACGACCAGTTTATTAAAGACAAGTATGTCAGTGAAGAATTACGTAATTTGTCAAAAGAACTAGGTGTATTAATGGTCACTGCAAGTCAATTGAATCGTAGTGCGGTTGAAGAAATAGAATACGATCATAGTCATATTGCAGGTGGTATCAGTAAGATTAACACAGCAGATAACGTGTTTGGTATCTTTACGAGTCGCAGTATGAAAGAACGCGGAAAGTATGGAATTCAATGTATGAAAAGTCGTAATTCTACAGGAGTAGGTCAAAAAATTGACCTAGATTATAACATTGAAACTATGCGTATTACGGATGAAGACCCGGAAGGATATTCGGATCAGCAAGCAAAATATAGGCCAGCTCCGAGTCCCAACGATATTATGAATCAAGTAAAGCCCCAATCTACTGTAGTGGGGGAAAATATACATCTCCCGGAAGAGACAAAGCGTGTAGTAGCAGATGTGCGAGGGGCGACACTTAAATCTTTACTTAAGAATCTCCAAAATTGATAAATACTATTAGGATCTATACCAAAAATGCAAAGAAAAACTCGTAGTCTTTTAGAAGAATTAGAAGCAATTGGAAATAATCGTGATACGTCACATATTATTGAAAGCCGTGCCCATAATATCATCACTAGCGCAATTAATCTATTGGAAATGATTAACAAGCACTATGACAGTGAAAAGGCTCAGATACTAGAGAGAAAATTGCTTAGTGCTATTAAAGCACGTGATCAGGATAGATTCTCAAAAAGTTTGAGGAAAAAAGATGAGATTCTCTGAGTTTGATTTTTTAATTGAGGGGGGCGGATCCCGCCGACAAAGACAACGGGCTAAACGTCAGCAACAGCAGGCACCACAACAGCAGGCACCACAACAGCAGGCACCACAACAGCAGGCTCCACAACAGCAGGCTGCCCCTGCATCACCGGCGTATGCTCAACAACAGGCTGCGAACCAAGCGCAACAACAAACAATGCAGTATAGTCTGCACGGCGGATCGGCACCAGATCCAACTGACATTCAGCATATTAATTCTTGGGCTGATGCAATTCAATCTGGAGCGCATTCACCCGGTGATGTTCCTGATGTATACCTACAGTATGTTAATAAAGCTATCCAGGGCAGAAGCCTGTCAGCCCCAGCAAGACGAACAGGCCCTATTAATAATAGAGTGGATAAGAGAGCAGATCAAATTTTTATCAATAACTTTTCAACCAAATTACGTAACGCAAAAACAGATCCTCAGTTTGATTATAATAAGTTTACTCAGGACTATCTAACAAGAAATAACTATAATACCGGGGTATATAAACTTGCATTAGACCAAGCTGTTACTGGAAATAATGATTTAGCACTTGGTCAAGCAATGTTAAAAATAGCGCAAGCAAATACTAATAAGGCTAAAGTAGAAATGCCGAGTATTAAGGGAATGATGGGTATCCCAAATTAAATTAATATAGCCCGCTTTTATTGCGGGCTTTTTTACCTCTATAAATAGTGTATGTCATTAAAAATTAGATGCTACACCCTGTTTAATATCACAAAAACAGGCATTACAAACAGAAGAAATACTCCCGCACCTGTTGCGGAAAAGATAACATTGTGGGAACAACAAAGAAATACACAATGTAACCTTGATACTATTATTCAAATAATCTCCTTAAGAGGATTACCAGAAGAAATTACAACACCTGAGAAAGAAGAAGTTACACTAAGTGACACAGAAAGATTTGGATTTTTATTAGAATCAGAAGAACCTTGTACAATGTGGTCATTTAGCTTTACTATTGTTGGGGAAGATATGTTTAATGATGGTATAGCTAATTTAGGATATCTATTCTCTGATTGTGAAGGTGTACCCATGATTCAAGTTGGTAATGAATTTAATAAATTACCAACATTTTTAGATGTTACTCCTGAATTAAGAAATATATACTTTGAGGTGATTGATGGTCAGTAAAAACGACAAATTATTTTCTATTCTGACTAGGATGTTCAGTAAAGAAAAGCTATCAAAATTAGAACGTGAAATCATTTATCAGGATCCTGACGGAACATATAGACTGTACGGTGATTATTCTATCAAAAAAAATGATGACGGATATCTAATGACTAAAGATGCAACATACACTAGTCATACTTTTACTGAGTTAAAGAATGCAGTAACTTGGATCACGTTTGATAAATCTAATTATATTATGGATGCTGCCCGAGTTCTTTACTTAGACAGTATTCTTTCAGGAACACTGGAAAATCTAAAACTACATCAAAAATTAGCTAAGTCTGGGAAGAACCTAGAAGCTAGGACTATCATTTTGACTAAGTTGAACGAAGATATGCTCAAAAAGCAGAAACTTCTATCAGAATTAGAGAATTTTATAGACAAGGCCAATTCTTGGCAACATAAACAATTTGCGCTAAACTCCGCAAAATAATTAAACCAATGATAAATATATTATCAGTACTCTAGGAAAAACTATGAAACTAACCGAATTTAACGCTAAACCAACAACAGTAGCTAAACAAGCTCTAAAAGAACACTTCAACACATCCTTTAATGTTGAGAAGCTAGGTCTATATGAGACTAAAAATATGCTTAAAAAAGTCAAAGGATTGATGAGTGAAGCAAAAAACAAGTCAATGAGTGGAGAACAAAATCCTGCTTACTTGAAACTTGTGTTCATGGAACAAGCACTAAATCATCATTACGGTGATTTAAGAACTATGCCAATGTACAATCCACGTATTGTTGTTGAGAATGAAGAAGTTGAGAAATCTCAAGTTGTTCTAGCCGCACAAGAAATGGTTGATTCAATGCAAAAGATGATTGAACAAGTTAGTGATATGCTAGTAAAAGAATTACCAGCAGTTGTTGACGGTGTTAACAGTGAGTTTGGAACAAGTGAAGGTGAACAATTTAGTAGCCAAGTAACAGAGGCATTGACTTCACTACAAGCCGCACTAACACAATCTAAGACAGGTCTTACAGGCGCATTAGGTGTTGTTACTGGTCAAGGCGGCGGTTTTGGTATGGATGCAGGCGGCATGGATAATGGTATGGGAGCCGATCCAATGGCAGGTGGCGAGATGGGACCTGATCTAGGTGGTGAAGAAATGGGTGCTGACGCAATGGCAGAACCTGAGATGCCAGCAGAAGAACCAGAAGAGCCTATGCCAGCAGTAGGCAGAACCAAGCGTTAATATGCGCTTATTTGAATTCAGTGACAATGACCCATTACGTATTAAGTTGACAGCAGTAGCTAATCAACTTTCTACGCAAAATGAACCTATGACCACTGATGAATTCTTGACTGTCTTAAACAAGAATGGCATAACTGTAGACAAAGCAGATTTGTTTAATATGATTAAACAAGATCCACTGAAAAATATCATCAGAGATATC